AGAAGGGAAAAAGAACTTAAATCTTTATTTCGAAAAAATAAAAGGGTTAAACTTTTATTCGCAAATCAATAATAACGTTTTATTCGATCTTACTTCACAAGGTTCAAATTCAACATTAAATGTTCATAAACAAGCTCTTGAAAAAGTAAATAAAACTGCAAAGTCTTTGATTAGATCAAATGGAAATTTTGATTTAACTGAAGACGAATTTAAACCAAGTGTACCCTACTATAAGATAACTACAAACAATGTAGACATATCATCCCCCGTCAACGTTTATTTGGCAGGTTATGTTATTGAAAAAGTTGAATTATTTTCAGATGGCACACAAAAAAATCATGAACCGATAATCATAGAAAATGGAGGAACGTCTAGCTTTTTAGATCTTAACGTAAGGTACGGGACTGTTTACCTCTATAAGGTAAAATCTATCGTTAACATAAGCTTCCCAGCGATAGAAAATTCTAGTGCAGATACATCAATGATCAGTAGCTTGATTAGTTCAAAACCAGTATCATCATATGTAGAAACCACTGAAAACTTAGGTCCTCCTCCACCAACTAATGTAAAGTTTGTTTGGAACTATGACAGAGTTAATCCTTCTACCACAACGTTCGATCCAAACAGTAATAAGCCTTATCCCAATACTGGAACCAGAGGGTCATTAATGATTTATTGGTCTTTTCCAATAAATCCTCAAATGGATATAAAGAAATTTCAAGTTTTTAGAAGGAAAAAAATAAATGAACCTTTTGAGTTAATAAAGGTTTTTGATTTTGCTGATGGATCAGTAGTTTTCCCAGATTTAGAAGAAACGATAAACCAGAGCTTAATAGAGAAAACTCTATACCCAGAGTGCAGTTATTATGATGACGATTTTTTAAAAAAATCCGAGTACATATATGCAGTTGCTGCGATAGATGCTCATGGATTAACATCAAACTATTCAGAACAATTTAAAGTTTCTTTTGATGCTTATAAAAACAAAATTGAAATTAAACTAGTTTCAGTTGCAAATTCCCCTAAACAATATCCGAATCTATATGTGCAGCAGGATCTTCTTATCGATACGATAAAAACATCCAATAAAAAAACAATGCACGTTTATTTCAGTCCAGACTGTTATAATGTAATAAATGGGTCAGAACAATTAACGAATGTTCTAAATTCGTCTAAATTTGGTTCTAGTTATAAAATGAACTTTATTAACATAGAAAATCAAAAAAGTTGTCAATTGAATATAAACATCAATGATCTTCGTACTGTAAAAGCTAAATCAAAGGTGTCTTCGAACAATTTTAATTTAAAAAGCTAACCTTAAAATTTACTTGTCTAATAGTTACATGTAAGATTTTTTAGTTGAGTTATCATGGGTTTTTTAGATCATAGTACTAATAATATAATTTTAGATGCAGTCCTTACTGATACTGGAAGACAGTTTCTTTCTAGAAACAACGGGGATTTTACTCTGTTTAAATTCGCGTTGGGAGATGATGAAGTCAATTACGCGATTATTTCAAAATATGGAAGATCGGTCGGAAGAGAAAAGATTGAAAAGAACACTCCAATATTTGAGGCTCTTACAAATCAAGCGCACGCTCAAAAATATAAATTGATTAGCGTTTCAAACTCCAATTTAATTCGTCTTCCACGGTTTAACTTTAGTGGTGACAACGCTTCATCAAATGGAGTAGTCACTGTTTATACAACAACTGGGACTGGAAGACAAACGTCTTCAGCATTGCTGTTTGAGCAAACATTGTTAAATGAAACGTCTATTGACGTAGAGTTACGAGATCAAACATTTTTAGTAGATGTACCAAATCTTTTCTTGGTCATCGATAACGGGTCCAAAACTCCAAATAACATTGACAATCAGCAAAGAGCATACTACACATTAACAAGTTCAGGAAGAACAAGTAGTTTAGGCTCATCTCTAAGCTTTAAAATTAATTCTAAATCATTAACACAAACGATGTTTGATGTTTATGGAACGGGAACAACTCGTGATACTATTAAGAGTTATGTTAGGGTAACTGGAATGCAGTCCGGTGCCGTAAAAGATATAGCAGTTCAAATTAAGAAGTAAAATTACATGGCAACGTTTAAGAACCTAGAACCATCAGACATCAAAACAGCTCGTTCTTTTTTAAGTCAGCTCATTGACGTAATTCAAGAAGATATAAGCGGTTCAACATCAAGAAGAAAATATCAAGTTTTCGTAACTGGTGGTATCGGTCCTGGAATTACTTCATCGTTGTTTCAAACCATTTATGATCAAGATTTTACTCTTCAAACAGCAAACCCTGTGTTTGATTGTACTGTAGGGTTATATCAAAACTCAGACGTAATTTCATCATCTCTAGCTTCTGTAGATTCAGTAGGAAAAGAAGTCTTTCCATCATCGTCATTAATGATGAGGGAAAAAATGGACAATTATAGACAATTTTCTCAACTTCTGTTAGGCGATGCAGATTCACAATTCATCGCTCCGTATGGTTCTGCTTCTCCAAATGACCAAATCGATGCAGCTTTTTTTATTGCATTTAAGAGATTGTTCTCAAGAGATCAAATTAAACGGGAATCTTTTGCAATGAGATTCTTCCAGACAGCTTCATTATCAAGATATGACGGCGGGACAAACATCCCTAACCTTTACAAAACTTCAGAAACTGGAGTCTCCATATACACTGACATCGGCGCTTCAACTTCAAAACTTACGGAATTTGGAGGACAATTAGGAAATATCGTCGACGCCGCTGACACAAATAGAACAGTAGGACTATTGTTCTACGATCGTGGTATCGCAGTTCTTGATCTCGAAAAGATCACCTCTTCAAGCCAATTTGTGTCAGGAACAATCGACGCCATGACCCCAACCGGTTTTACTGTTTTAGGGGCATCTGGTACCGAAACATCAGGAAAATCAAAGTTTATTCCTGATTTTATTGTTTCAGGGTCGATCGACAACATCGTTGATAACATCTGCGCTACAAGATTTAGTTCTGGTTCACAAACTGCCATAACATTTCAGAACACAACAAACATTAATAGCACTTTGATATTCTGTCGTGCATCTGCTGATGAATTCAACTACTCATCAAATCCAACATTCACTGACTCTAATAATAGAATAGTAGTAATAGAACCAGGAAGCGAAGACACACAACAGACATTTACATTCGTAACCTCAATAGGTTTGTATGATGCCAATGACAATCTTCTAGCCGTAGCTAAGCTAAGTAGACCAGTTGAAAAGAGTCCGGAGCGGGACTTAACATTTAGAGTTCGATTAGACTTTGCGAAAAAGAAGTCAAGAAGTTACACAAAGTAATATCACGTTATAGTTATAGCTTGATGAAACAATCAAGCTATAATTGTAAGAATTGCAAAATTGATTTTCTTTCAGTAAAGAAAAAAACGTTTTGTTGTAAGGAATGTTATTTCTTGTCTAGAAAGAAAATAGTAACGAATATCTGCGTTGTTTGTAACAAACAATTTGTTGTTCCTTACAGATTTAGAGAAAAAAAGACATGCAACCAAGATTGCATGAAAATTTCAATTTCAAAATCTTTAACGAGCAGCATTACAAAGCAATGCCTAAATTGCAGTAAAGCTTTTGAAGCAACTAAGTCTTATGAAAAAAAAGCGAAGTACTGCTCTTCTGATTGCTTTTATCATCATAAATACGAAAGAGATTCTAAGATAATATCAAAAATCTGCGAAGGTTGTGGAAAAGAATTTCAAAAAGATTTTATAAAAAGGCACGTTAGATTCTGCTCAAAAAACTGTGCTTTTTCAGGGTCTAGAAACCCTATGTATGGTAAAGAAAATGGGATGTGTGGTAAGAAAGCTTGGAATAATGGTCTTACAACTAAGACAGACGAGAGGCTTTTAAACGCAGGAAGAAAAATTTCAAAAATTCAAAAAAGACAATTTGAGTCAGGAATGCGTTCCAATTATGGAAAAAAAAATCCGATGTTCGGAAAAACAAAAGATTTAATGACGCAAGAACAAAGAGAAAAATATTCAAAAGCAGCAATTGAAAGAGTTATAAGCGGAGTTTCTGGATACAAAACAGGACATTTAAACGGAACGTATGATTGTAAAAAATCATCTTCTGTTAAATTTAAGTCTTCTTGGGAACTTGCTGCAATGATGTGGTGGGATGATTGCGAAGAAGTAGTATCATATCAATATGAGCCAGAGATCGTTAGATTAAAAGATGGTAGAAGAGCAATACCAGATTTCAAAGTAGAGTATGTTAATGGCGCTGTTAAGATATTTGAAATTAAGCCAACACAAATTCAACAATTAGAATCAGTGAAAGAAAAGTTGAATCTAGTAAAAGAAGCCTTAAATTCTTTTGGAATAAGTTATGAACTTTTGGGTGATAAAGAAATTAAATTAATGATAAAAGATCTAGGAGAAAATTTTAAAAATGAAATCGAGCGCTATAAAAGTGGGAAATAGAGTTTATTCGATAGCATCAGTAGATGATGCTACTTTTGATTTAGTTCTTTCGCAAAAAGGC